AGATTACAAGCCGCAATGATCGGAATGACACAAGACCAGCGTACAGCTATTGACGGAGTTTTCTCAAATCTAACTGCAAACTTAGGCGGTGCAGGTAAAGAAATTATGAATGCTATTATTCAAGAAGTTGCAGTTGAAGGAACTGGATTAGCAACTGCTGGTGGAAGAATGGCACAGTTGGATACAAGTGGCAATCTAATGAGAATAATACAACAAGGCTCTACTATGATTAGAGATGGAGCAACTCAGGAACAAGCCAATAACGCTATAGCACAAGCCTTACAAGACTTTAAGCAGAATGCTGATTTAAGTACTTTCCAAGTTCAAGCATTTGCAGGAAATGCAGATGCAATGAAACTAATGGAGATGGCACTTGGTATAAATGAAAAGACTAACACTATCGCTGAGGATCGTAATGCATTAATGAGCGAAGAGAATCAAGAACGTAGAAAATACATAGACTTTATGAGAGGTATGAATGCTGAATTAGATGTACAAGACGCGGCAGCCGCTAACGTTGCTCTTAGATCTATTCTAAAACTGGGTGGAGCTGATGCAAAAGATATTGTGGGCGGCCTGAAAGACTTTACTAGAAAGATGACTGCGGCTTTAAGCGATGACTTTACAAAAGGATTGTTTGAAGGACTTGGTGCAGTTATGAATCAAATTACAGTAAGTCCACTATTGAATGCTATGAATGGTGATGCAAATAAATCTGAGATGGCTTTCCTTATAGCAGAAATTATGAAAGTAACTGGTGTATTTCCTAGTTTAATGACCGGTGCAATGCAATTACCACAACAGGGTGTAGCGGCATTATACGGAGGCGAAACATTCTTAAAACAAGCCTTTCCTGGGTATATGAAAACTAAAGCAGATGAGTTTGGTAGAACAAGACCAGGTGGTGAACAATACTTTGATTATAATGCATTTGCTAGAGATAAAGGACAGATGTTAGTTGATGGTTCTGAAAATTTCTATGTTAGGATGGAAAAACTAATGAAAAATGCAATGCAAGAATAATAGTCAATAACGATTCAAAATATCTTAGGTTGACAAATCCTATAAATACATTATAATGATAATAAAACAGGAATCGAGTACTCAATGAGTTGGAAAAAACATTTTACTGCATACGGAGCACAAAGCTCAGACGGTATGAAGCCTAGTAGTGCTAGCCGTTTTCAAAGCTGGTTACCTGAAGTCTACAGTGGTCAACCCAATCGTGTTGAAAGATATGCACAGTATGATCAAATGGACATGGACAGCGAAATCAATGCGGCTCTTGACATTATCAGTGAATTTAGCACACAAGTAGATGAACATAACAGCGTTCCGTTTAAGATCGAATATAAAGAACAGTCTACTGAAAGTGAAACAAAAATACTTGAGCAAACACTACAACAATGGTGTGCATTGCAGAATTGGGATAAACGTATTTTTCGTATGTTCAGAAATACAATCAAATACGGAGATCAATTTTTTATAAGAGACCCAGAAACATGGGAACTATACTATGTTAATCCTGTTGATGTAACCAAAGCAGTTGTTAATGAAGCAAAAGGTAAAAAGCCCGAACAGTATATTGTTAAAAATATTGATGTAAACATGCAGGAAAAAACTGTTAGTAAACCTGTACAACATGCACAAACATATGGTACAGTAAACAGTATGATGCGTGGACAAACAATGGACAGAAGCAGTTACGGAGGAGCACCTGGAGATTATGGTGGGAACTTAGGTAACATACAAGAATATACAGTAGATGCTGAACACATAGTACATATGGGTATGACAGAAGGTATGGACGGTAATTGGCCTTTTGGTGCTAGTATACTAGATCCAATTTTCAAAACATACAAGCAAAAAGAACTACTTGAAGATTCAATTATTATATACAGAGTACAACGTGCTCCAGAACGTAGAGTTTTTTACGTTGATGTAGGCAATATGCCTCCCAACAAAGCAATGGTTTTTGTTGAGCGTGTTAAAAACGAAATTCATCAAAAACGTATTCCTAATAAAACAGGCGGTGGTACAACCATTATGGATGCGGCTTATAATCCACTGAGCATTATGGAAGACTACTTCTTTGCACAAACTGCTGAAGGCAGAGGTAGTAAAGTTGAAGTTCTTCCAGGTGGAGAAAATCTTGGTCAGATTGATGACCTACGTTATTTCACAAACAAAATGCTAAGAGCATTGCGTGTACCTAGCAGTTACTTGCCAACTGGTCCAGATGATGGAACAGCTAGCTATGTAGACGGTAGAGTAGGCACTGCTTTTATACAAGAATACAGATTTAATCAATACTGTATGAGATTGCAAAATTCAGTTGCTCCTGTAATGGACAAAGAGTTTAAATTGTTTATGAAAAACAAAGGCATCAATATTGATGCTGGGTTGTTTGATTTAAAATTTGTAGAACCACAGAGCTTTAGTCAGTATAAAGAAATTGAAGTACATGCCGCAAGAGCAAATGTGTTTAGTGGACTCGAAGGAGTTCAGTATATGAGTAGACGTTTCTTAATGGAGAAATATCTAGGACTTACTGAAGAAGAGATACTTAAAAATGAGCGTATGTGGGAAGAAGAAAACATAAGTGGCGCAACACCAGAAGCAGATGCAATGCCAGGATTAGGAAATATTGGTGTAAGAGGATTTGATGTTCCAGACGGCGGTGCAGATATGGATATACCTGATACTGATGGTAGTGAAGGAACAGAAGAAGGTGCTAGCCCAATTAGTGGCGCAGAATCAGCACCTGTGGGAGATGAAAATGCGTAGTACAGACATTTTAAATGAATATTATGATGCAGAAAATAATAACTATAATAATAGAAAAGTAGATGATGTGCGTAAGCAAAGACTTACTTTAAAGCATATTAACCGTCTTAGAAAGCAACGAGAAGTACATAATATTGAACATGCTACTCGTATTGAAAAGATTAAAAAGATCTACGCAAAACCACTCGCACAATAAGTTTTACAACCAAGATTTACTTATCTCAGAGAGATATTCGTAAAATACCCATTTTTTAGGGTATTATCCAGGCGAAACGTCTTGGTAGTGTAAATATAGATGTAAACCATCTTGGTAAGCCTGTAAATTTTTTAAGGAGAATGATATGAGCGAACATAAGGAATCTTTAGTAAAGGTCCTCGAATATATCGTTAATGATGAGCAAGATAAAGCGGCTGATCTACTGCACAACGTGTTTGTAGAAAAAGCTAAAAATCATTGGGCATCACTACAAGAAACTGACGAAGTTGTAGAAGACGATATTAATGATGAAGACCTAGACGAAACTATCGATCTTGACGAAGCTGACGATGATTCTGAGGAAGAAGTGGAAGAAGCGATTGACGCCTCTGACGCTGAAGAAGATTTCTTAGACGACATAGAATCAGCTGAAGAAGAGATTGACCAAGAAGAAATCATGGACGATGAGGACATGGATGAACCAGAAGCTGAAATGGATTTAGCTATGGATATGGAACCGGAAGCAGAAGAAGGCGATGAGCCTGCTGATGCAGAAGAGGCCATGGACAACGTAGAAGACGCTATTGCTGAACTCAGAGCCGCATTTGCAGAAATGTCAGGCGAAGAGGCAGATGATGACGGCGACGACATGGAAGAGATAGAAGACGAAATGGAATCTGTCGAAGCTATGGAAGAAGGCGCATCAATGAGTGCAGTCAGTGTATCACATAGTGATAGCAGTGATAAAGGCTCACCTGTAGCATCAAACGCTAAAGCACATAATGGTGCCAAAGCACACCCAACAGATACTAGCGAAGAGAAGGGCAGACCTGCTCCAAGTGCTAAACCAATGGGTGTAAACGGTCCACAAGAAGCTGGAAAGCCAAGTGCGGCTCCAAAGCCAAAGGCGGCAGAATAAGATGATGACTTCGCTAAAAGAACACTTATCATTTAATCAAGCAAATATTGTTACTGAAAGCATCGAAGAAGCGAACGGTGGCAAGAGCTTGTACATGAAAGGTATCTTTATTGAAGGCGATGTCAGAAATCAAAACAATCGTATCTACACAAAAGAAGAAATTCATAGTGCAGTTAAAAGCATTAATGAAAAAATTAAAAGTGGATATAGTGTATTAGGCGAAGCTGATCACCCAGATGACCTCAATATCAATCTTGATCGTGTATCACACATGATCACCGAGATGGATACTGATGGTGCGAACGGTATCGGTAAGCTAAAACTATTGCCTACTCCAATGGGAAACATTTGTAAAACCCTTATTGAGAGTGGGTGTCATTTAGGCGTGTCAAGCCGAGGCAGTGGCAATGTTAATGATAGCGGCATAGTAAAAGATTTTGAAATCATTACTGTCGATATTGTTGCAAATCCGAGTGCTCCTAGTGCTTACCCTGATCCAATCTATGAAAGAATTATGAATCATAGCCGGGGTAATGTATTGATGGATGTCGCTGAAGCAACTAGACATGACAAAGGTGCACAACGTTATCTCCAGGAAGAGGTGACTAACTTTATTAAAAACCTGAGATATAGGAGAGATTAATATGGCTCATGCAATGGATGAACTATTAAACTCAAATACGCTCTCTGAAGAGGTTAGATCTTCGTTATCTGAAGCTTGGGAGACCCAACTAACAGAAGCTCGTGAGACAATCACAGCTGAACTTAGAGAAGAATTTGCTGGACGTTATGAAAATGACAAAGAGCAGATGGTCGAAGCTATGGATACAATGATTGGCGATGTTATCGGAAAGGAACTCGAAGAGTTCAAAGAAGATAAAGCAAAAGTCAACGAAGATCGTGTTGCATATCGCAAGCACATGAAGGAACATGCAGTTGTTCTTGATAAGTTTGTGATGGAAACACTTGCGAAGGAGATTAAAGAACTTCGCAGTGATCGTAATGCCCAAGACGCAAACATGACCAAGTTGGAAGGTTTCGTAATGGGACAATTAACTAAAGAGCTCAATGAGTTTCATGAAGACAAACGCTCGCTAGTCGAAGCAAAAGTCAAAATGATCAAAGAAGGCAAAGAGGTTATTAATCAAACTAAAGCAGACTTTATTAAGTCAGCCGCAAGCAAAGTTGAAGGCATAATGGAAAATACCATTAAGTCAGAACTACATACTTTGCGTGAAGATATCAAAACAGCCAAAGAAAATACTTTTGGACGTAAGATATTTGAAACATATGCCGCTGAGTTTATGTCAAGCTACTTGAACGAAGGAACAGAAGTTTCTAAGTTGAATAAGGTAGTTGAAAGTCTACAAAGTGAGATTACTAACAAAGACAAAGCCATTGCTGATAAGGAAGTGACAATAGCAGAAAGTGCAAAAACTGCACGAATTGCTAAAGACACAGCAGAAAGAAAGCAAACTATGCAAGAAATGATGCAACCTCTCAGCAAAGATCACAAAGAAATAATGGGTGCGTTACTTGAAAGTGTTAAAACAGACAAGTTACAAAATGCATTCAACAAGTATCTACCTTCAGTTATGAAAGAAGATACTAAAAGACAGACCAATAAGAAGATGATTAGTGAATCTAATACAGAAATCACTGGAAACAAAGCAGAAGCATCAACATCAGTTGAAGGTGGAGCAGATATTGTTTATCTTCGAAAATTAGCCGGTATAAGTTAAGGAGACCTAAAATGGCAGACAATTTAATGGAAAATTGGAGCGAAACAAAAACCGCTCTAACTGACGGTCTTACTGGAACGAAAAAACAAGTAATGGAATCAGTTCTTGAGAACACCAAAACGTACCTCTCAGAGGCCGCGGGACCAGGTGCAACAGGCGCAGGAAACATTGCAACCCTTAACAAGGTTATTCTTCCAGTGATTAGACGTGTTATGCCAACAGTGATCGCCAACGAAATCGTTGGAGTTCAGCCTATGACAGGCCCTGTTGGACAAATTCATACTCTTAGAGTAAGATATGCAGAAACTTTTGATTCAGCTGTAGCTGGTGATGAGGCACTAAGCCCATTCCAAATCGCAACTGGATACTCAGGTAACGCAACTACAAATAGAGCAGAAGCAACATCAGCCCTAGAGGGCCTTGGTGGTAAAAAGATGTCAATTCAAGTATTGAAGCAGACAGTCGAAGCAAAAACCAGAAAGCTATCAGCTCGCTGGACTTTTGAAGCGGCTCAAGATGCACAATCAATGCATGGCTTAGACGTTGAAGCAGAAATCATGCAAGCACTAGCCCAAGAGATTACTGCTGAAATCGACCAAGAGATTATTGCTAGCTTGAGTTCACTTGCTGGTGCCGCATCTAGCACATATGCACAAGGTGCAGTGTCAGGTACAGCTACTTTCGTAGGTGACGAGCATGCCGCTCTTGCAGTTCTTATCAACAAAGAAGCAAACACCATCGCCGCAAGAACAAGACGTGGCGCAGGTAACTGGGCAGTTGTGAGCCCAACAGTACTAACAGTACTACAAAGTGCTACAACTTCAGCGTTCGCAAGATCAACTGAAGGCGCTTTTGAAGCACCAACAAATACTAAATTTGTAGGTACTTTGAACGGCACAATGAGAATTTATGTAAACCAGTATGCGGCTAATGATGACGTACTTGTTGGTTACAAAGGTGCAACAGAGACAGACGCCGCGGCGTTCTATTGCCCATACATTCCGTTGATGTCAAGTGGAACAGTACTTGACCCACAAACATTTGAGCCAGTAGTTAGCTTTATGACCAGATATGGTTATGTAGAGCTTTCAAATCAAGCTAGCTCACTTGGTAACGCGGCTGATTACCTCAGCAAAATCGCTGTTACAACAGCGCCAAATCTTCGCAGATAAACTCCAGCACGAAGAATTCTCTGCTGGACCAGGTGCAAACCTTTGCCGCAGACAAGGTGATAGGGAAGGGAAGCTTTGGTGTTGTCTACAAGGCGAGAAATTTGG